TTCCGCGACCTTTGCTTGGTGTTCTTCTGGGGAACTGACGCAAGCGATTACTTCCAAATTCATAACCCGCCCAGAGTTTTTGTGTGCTACCGCCACCAGAAAAGCGCTGACTTGCAAAGCCGTAAGAGAACTCTCCGATTTTGGAACTGGCCGAGACTTTAACGCCAGTTGCAATTCTTCTAACTGCCTCTTGACCAAAGGTCCTTGTGAGCGCATAGGCTTTGATTTCATTTGCTGCATAAGTAGCCAGCGCGCTAGATTCTGATTTAGCTTGGCTAACGGCTTCATCATCCATCGCTTTGAACGCGGTAATGATTGAGCGGAGCTCGCGCTTGTCATAGCTGATTGGTAACTCATCTGCCACCGCTACGCTCCTTTAATATATCTATGGCCGTTAATACTTGGTCTATATCTGTCCAGTAAGGCATCGGAATCCCAGTTGCGATAGCAATCTCGATGATTAGTCGGTTGATGCTTCCGGACTCGTAACTTTTGGGCTTTCATCTCCAATCGTCATTTCCTCAACTGTCAGCTCCCAAATCTCTTGGGACTTGGTTGGCTTCCCTGCTGCTTCGCGCTTATACGCAAAGTAGGCAAGGTCTAAGAAGTCCGCTTGCTGATAAGCCGTTATATCCTTCATTGAATAAATCGACTTACCAGTTTTGCGTTCCCACTTAGCCCATTCTGGCAAGCCAGCCTGATAAGTAACTGATTCGCCTGAGCTGTATTTAATTGTGATTGATATTTTCATAGCTCCCGATGCTCCGATCTCTCTTAACTAAAGGTCTCTGTTGGAGTTCCAATTACTGTCATCGTCCAAGTATCGGTAAGTGCTCCAGGAGCAGCTCCACCAGCAGTTGGAAAGATTGGCAATACTGTGAAAGCAAATACTGCCCCAGTTACTGCGGTAAATGAAACATTGAGTGCTGTGTTAGGTGCAGCTTCTGCATCTGTCCACATTGCTTCAAATAGAGAGCCTGTAGCTCCCCAATCCTGAAGTAACTCAATTGTGAAAGTCCATTGCTTATCTACGGACTTATAAGCGCGACCATCAAGGGTTTGATAGGTCTCGATAATTGTGTCGCAGCTTAGGACTGCGCTAGTTGCTTGAGCATCGTATGCGAATGTATCTAATGTAAAGGTCACATCGCGCCCAGTTACTACTGTTGTTGGCATTTGGGTCTCCTTATGTGGTTTGCTCGTAGCGGACGCTCAAGCGAATATCAGAAACGAGCAAGGTTGTCGTTCCCACTTCAGTTACCGAAGGTCTTTCGACTATTGATAACTCATACTTGGACGCATTTAATGCTCCAAGAATACTGATGACCATTTGCTCTAAGTTATCTAAAGCAGCGGCATTGCTGAAATACGCAACGCAAGCGGTGATGGTGTAATTCAATTTAACTCTAGTTGTGGCTTTTCCCAAGACTTCAAGCTCCATATAGGGCGAATCTGGAATGACAATAATTGCTGGGACAATAGGCGCTTCAGGAACTGAGTCGTAAATGTTGGCAGCTACGCCAGCAAGCGCAGTCTTTATAGCGCCTCTAACATCTGTGGCAATTGTTGAGGCAGGCATTAGCCCACCATAGTTTCAACATCAAGATAAGGCCCAAGTAAGCCAGTTACCTTGGCAAGTAAATTCTTAGATAGGCGGTAAGGGGTTACTGCAAAATCTATGCCTTCTATTGATCCACCAGCGGCGGTTCTGGATTGAAAGATTTCAACGGAGATAGCCAGAATAGCAGCTTCAGCATTGGGGTTTCCGACATAGGTCGATAATCCAGATAGCGCAGCGTTTCCTGCTGGGATGATATTTTTTTCCAATATGTCTGCATTGGTGATTGCGACTGTAAATACATAATCTGAAATCTCGTCATCGGTTACTGTGTGAGTGCCATTGAAAGGAGCTCCGCAGCCAGTAATAATTACGGATTGGCCTTCTGTGAATTCTTGAATTGTTGCAGTTTCAAAATAAGCAATATTATTGGTCAGTTTTACTTTGTTAATCTTGCTTTGAAAAGTAACTAACATTGGGAGAACTAGATTCTCCGAAGCATCTACTATGTCGCCTAAATAGGCGTCTGAATATAGGGATGACGAAACGCCAAGAATTGTCCTAAGCTCTGAAGCCGTAACTATCGTTGGCATTTCGTCATCCTTTCAAGCAGTTAGGTGAGCGGCCAGCTCGGGAGCGGACTGGCCGTCACTATTTTGAATTAACTACGCAACCATCCAACGATAAGCGCCAGCGCCTACCTTTGTTGCAAGTGCGCCATAACCATAGTAAGCAACCTTGATCTGGCCAGTTGCTACCTGTGCAGTCTCCAAGCGGAAACGGCTTGACTCATACCAAGTATAAGCCTCTGGGTTGATGATGATGATTGTGTTATCTCCAACACCTGAAGCAGTTGTTAGATTGCGATCTACGCGGAAGTTTAAGCCAAGTAGATTGCCAGTTGCGGAACCTGCTCCAAGATTTCCACCTTGATTCATATTGCCAATCAAGTTCTGGTAAATCGGACGGCCAGCATCAGCAAGATTCTGGATTACGCCCCATTGCTGAGGAGAAGCGATAATGTTTTGTGCGAATCCTAGAGTGTTGGAGTAAATTGAAACTCCAGCATCGGATACGAAGTCAAGAAGTCCAGCTGCATCAAGAGTGCGGTTTCCGCCATCTGTTCCACCAGCAATTAAGCCAGTTACAACTGCTACATCTGTTGCCTTTGCATAGGCATATTCCATTTGACGGACTAACTCATCAAAGAACGCAGGAGAACTTCTGTCAAGGAGCTCTACGGAAAATTCTTGACCGCCCGCATATTTCTTGACACTCACAGATAAAAATTCACTGGTCATCCCTGTTTCATCAATTGTTGCTTCTTCAGCTTCTTCTCCAACTGTTGGAACTGCTGTGAGCTTTGGAATCTCAAAAGTCATACCAGCATCTGGTAGAACTCCGCGAGATACTGAATCAACTGCTGGACGATCAGCATTTGCAAGAGGATTGATTACCTCAGTTAATTGACGAGTTGGGACGAGGCCAGCGTTGTTGCTAGTTGTGTCGTCTGCTGCGCGAACATAAGCGCGAGCATCGTCATTGCCTAGAGCAGCGCGAACGCTCATTTCTAGGTATTTAGACTTGGTAAATTCAAGTCTTGGAGTTGTGTAGAAGGCTGGCTTTGGAGCTGCAGCTTCTACTTTGGCTGCTTCTACCGCTTCTTCAACGGCAGGAGCAGGAGCGGTAGTGTCAGACACTTGGTCTCCTTCGGTTGGTTTGTCTGAATCAGCGGTTGCCAAATCAGAATCTTCTTTTGGTGCTTCATTCTCTGATGCTGCTACTTCGCTTACGCGAGCAGAATCAATTGCAGGATCAGTAACTAGAGAAACTTCATCTAGTGTTGCTGAGGTAATCTGCATAACGCCTTTGTTGTTAGTCCATTCGTTAATTTGGGCTCCAACGCTAAATCCATCGCGTAGCCCTTCGGTTGCTTCAACTAGAGCATCTTCTCCAGCCATAGTATTGGCAATTTTGAAAGTAGCTTCAATTCCATTAGCAGTAACATTGTGAGAAACCATTTTGCCAATTGGGCGAGTTCTGTCGTGCTCAAGGAGCAACTTAACTGGCTTAATCTCAATGCTATCTGCTGCGAATACTGTCGGGCCTACTGAGGTATTGCCTTGCTCATTCCAAGTAACGATAGTCCCAGTAATTGTTCTTTTAATTGTGTCGGCAGCAGTAACTGCCATTGGCATATTAACCTTCATTTGGTATTAGGTCCTCTTCTCGCTGAATCTGCTCAACGCTCATCGCGCCAATGCGGTTTAAGATTTCATAAACTTGCGCTCTCTCTAATGCGTTACCGCGTAAGAAATCGTCAAGTGCAAAGCGCACCATTACTGGATTAGGCACAAAGTCCGGTAATGATAAGCGTTCCTCAATCGCTTTAAGGATTGGGCGAAGTGAGAAATCAACTAATGAGCGCCGCTCGGACACCGCGTTTGAATAAGTCATAGAAGTCGCTTCGGCGCTCAAGAAGTAGGCAGGGATACCGCAAGCTCTAGCCAATTCAAGCGCTACATATTGACGGCCTTCTGCAAGTTGTAATGATTTAGGATCAAAACCAAATTGCTCAAGATTTACATCAGCATTTAGAAAGGCAGTAGAGCGAGATTGACGAGCAGTTTTCCAAGCGCTAAGTAGTGCTGAAATTCTTTCGGCAGTTAAGTTAGTGCCATTTGATTTAAGAACCATAGTTGGAGCAGGTTCTTTAGCATAATTAACTGCTGCATTCTCAAGATATACGGCAGCTGCAATTGTTTTACCAGCTCTGTGAAGCAATCCCTCATCTGGGCCATCGAATCTTATAATCGAACCAACGCCTTGAAGTGGAACTGACTTGCCATCAACTTTGTATCCAGTAATTTCAGTATTTAAGAAATCTGTATCAACTGTAACGCGGTCTGGACTAACGCGAGTCCAAGCTCTTACTCGACCGCCATCTGTTGATGAATACATTTCCAAAACTTGACCATAACCAGCACCATAAAGCCAAATATCCTCAGCAAGCCAGTTGTAAATTACAAATCCTGCAACTCTTGGGTCTGGTTGATTAATAACGCGATGCGGATCTACATATTGTCCAGTTATGCGGTTGAAAGTTGTGAGAGGTAATGAGCCAATAGTTCCGCAGATAATATTGCGAGCTCTAGCAACAGATGGAACGCTCATTGCTAATTGGCGAGTGGTATTAGTCGCACCGCCGAGAATATTATAAACTGAATCGCTAATCTGGACGGGAGTTAGCGCGGCTGCAACATCTGAAACCTTTTTAGGTTTAGCCGTCTGAACCTGTGGAAATAGGAAATCTCTTATAGCACCCATTGCTTACATTGTAAGCGAGCCTACTTACACTATTTGAATATCTACTCCGCTTTCAGCCATTGTTGCGTAGTGTGTCGCTAAAGCTGAAGCAATTGCTCCGCAAATAGTTGTATTACTTACTTTGCGACCCATTACCCAACCGCCGTCTCCAAAGGGTAACTTGACGGCGGATAGGCATTGCTTGGTCAGCTCTTCCTGTCCCGAGTGAGCTAACCGCTGAGATGAAATAGCTCCCAATAATTCATCGCAGCTTTGGGCATAATCAAGGCCGTCTATTGGCTCGACTCTTATTCCAGCAGGGGCTAACCTAGCTGCGACCGCTGACGCCGTTCTGGCTGAATAAGCAACCAACTGAACTGGATACTTTCGCACCCATTCCGCTACATCATTAGCCATTGCTTTATCGTCCAGATTGGCAGGGTTGTGCCAAGTCTGCAGCAATATGACTTGGAACTTATCGCCCTCAAGTCTTTGGCTAGCGACTAGCGCCGCTTCTTTTCTACTAGGGCTTAGATCAATAGCCAACCAAGTATCAGATTCAGGGTTGAGTCGGAGTCCCTCAACTTTGCAACTCTCCCACTGAGACGGATTGATAACTGGGTTAATTGTATCGACCCATTGACATAAGACTTCTGTGCGCACAATATCTTCGGGGTCTGACAATACAGCTCTTATGTTGTCTGGATGAACTGTTATGCCAAGTGACGGATTTGCTTGGCAGATACCTAGCCAGAAGGCTGGTGAGTTATCGAATTTAATACCAATAGGAGCTGACCATTCAAACCAGCCAATATCATCATTGCTACCGAATATGGCAGACATTGCTCTTTCCCTAAGTTTATTTAGAACGATGCTGTGTTGATCTCCAGCATTTGAATAAACCCATATTTGAGGATTTGCTGAAGCCATTTGCGTATATCGCAAGGCAGACCAGACATCCTCATCTTTATACTCTCTAGCTTCGTCTAGGTGTATCGTTTCAGGGGCTGCAATGCCTCTACCAGCCGAGTTATTGGCCCTGACGATATATCGACGGCCTTCAGTAAATTGAAGCTCTTGAAAGCCTTTACTTTCCAGCTTCTTAGTAAATTCAGCAGCTAGCCTTGGATTCTGTTCAATAATCGCATAAATCTTATAAAAGAGCTCTGCTGAAGTAGTTAGTTTATGAGCAGTATGGACTTGCAGTTTTTCTTTTAATACATAGATTCTAAATAGGATTTGAAGCGCCATAAAGGTCGATTTGCCTTGTTGCCGAGCGCAAAGCAAGGTGACTACTGGATGAGCCCATCGGCCATCGGGTTTCTGTTTTAAGCTGTGATGGGCCAGCCATTGCTGCCAAGGCATCAGCTCAAAGCCGATTTCCTCGCAAAATTTAATCATTTGCTCGCCTAGTGAGGGTAAATCGTTCAGTTTTGTGTGAATTCGCGGTTCTGCCACACCTCGGTAAGTCGATTCGTCCCTGACTCGAGCAATCTCTCCCAGTTGAGCCATTTCAATTTGTTTCATTCCTGATAGTGCCTAGCCGAGCCATTTTCAGGGAAAATCTTCCTAATGGGGGTCGTGGTCTTCTC